GTATTTACAGGTACATCTATTTGGCAAAGTAACAGAGATGCAGGAACAAAGATTGTTGCAGATAGGCACGATACACACGACCAAGATATAGCAACAGGATTAAACCAAGCTATTAACAAAGATGGCTCTAATGCTATGACTGGTGCTTTAAATATGGGCAGTCAAAAGATTAGTTCATTAGCTGATGGTACAGCACATACAGATGGCATAAATGCTGGGCAGATACAAGATGGTGGATTAATATTCCAATCTAACGATACAGGTAGTGCAAATGCTTATGCAATAGCTCTAACACCAGCAGTAACTGCTTATGTAGCAGGGCAAGTATTTCATTTCAAAGCAGGTAACGCATCTAGTGGTGCTTCAACTTTAAATGTAAATGCACTTGGTACAAAAAACATAAAAAAGAAAAATGACCAAAATATTGCAGCTGGTGATATAGAAGAAGATGCAATTGTATCTGTAATCTATGATGGTACATCTTTTCAAATGTTATCACAATTAGGTACATCAGCAGGTTCTATGAGTTCATTTACTCTTACTGGTGATAGTGGTAGTAACCAAACTATTAATGATGGTAATACAGTAGATGTAGCAGGTGGTACAGGTATAGATACTGTAGTAGGTGCAACTGATACAGTAACAGTAGCCATAGATTCTACAGTAGTTCAAAAAACAGTTCAAAATACATTTACTAAAGCACAAGTGCCAAGTACTTATACAGCAGCATTATCGGCTACAAGTGGTGTTTTAGACTATGATACATACCAGAACTTTATCATAACTTTAGCTTCAGGCTCTAATACTTTAGCAGCAGTAACAACAGAAGCATCACAAGTTGGACAAAGTGGTATTATAATATTTATACAACCTAGTTCTAGTAGTGCAGGTACAGTTAGCTTACATGGAGATTATGAAACAGCAGAAGCAGCTGGATTAACATTAAGTTCAGCTAATAATGATTACGATATTGTACCATATTTTATTAAAGCAGATAACAGCATTCTTTTAGGTGCGCCTCAACTTAACTTTGGATAACTATGTTTAGTAGTGAATTATGGCAAAAATCAGCATCAGGTGGTGGTGGAGTTTATCCATTCCAAATAGAACAATCTTGCCGATTTACAGCAGCTTCTAATGACAGTCTGAGTAGAAGTTTTGGCACATCATCTAACTTAGCTAAGTTTACCTTTAGTTGTTGGATTAAAAGAAGTCTGACACACAACAATGGTGGTAATACAGTATCGCAAAATATTATTGGTAGAGGTACAGGATTTGGTGGAGGTGGAGCAGCTTTTGGATTTGAGTCTGATAGTGGGACTTCTGGAGGGTTAAACAATAGAGATAGAATTAATTGGTATGGATTATCAGGTGCAGGAGGTGGTTCTGATACTGGAGATGATAGAATAGCAGGATATTATTACGATACTAATGCTTGGTATCATTTAGTTGTAAGAGTAGACACAGGTGAATCAGCAGCTACTAAAATAAGATATTATGTGAATGGTGTTTTAAGAGAACGAGTTACCACAAATGAACCAACAGGTAATATGAGTAGATTTAATACTAATGGAGATACGCATTATATAGGTGCATTAAGTGGTGCAAACTATGATTTAGATGCCTATTTAGCAGAAGTAAATTTTGCTGATGGGCAATCCTATGGACCAGACCAATTTGGAGAAAGTTTCAATGGTGTATGGCAACCTATTTCACCTACAGGAACTACGTATGGAACTAATGGGTTTAGGCTAGATTTTGCAAATTCTTCAGATTTGGGTCATGACGTATCAGGAAATAGTAATGACTGGACAACCGTATCAGGAACTTTAGGAACAGACCATAAAGTTTTAGATTCGCCAACTTTTGGAGATTAAATAATGGCATCATCAGGAAATTTTTGTACATGGAATCCTTTAAATACCAGTAATGATGGAGGAGCTACAACCTTTACTGATGGAAATTTAACATGTGCTATGACAGGTGCAGACCCTAGAACTACAGGAACTATTGGAGGAATAGTAACAGATACAGATGGTTTTTACTTTGAAACAGTAGCAACAGGAACAGGTAGTGGAGCTTTAACTCTAGGAATTGTTGTAGAAAATAGACATAACCAATTAATGAATGGTCAAATACACCAACGTTCTGGTTCTTGGATGTGGAGAAGTTACGATAGTGGTAGTTTTTTTATAGAAACTTCTAATGATACTAGTTATGGAACATTTGCTGATGGAGATATATTAGGGTGGTTTATTAAAGATAACAAATTATATGTAAGAAAGAATAATGCTAATGTTGTTGGCAACCCAGTTACTGAAGCATCAGGTTTAACTTTATCAGGATATTATTTTTTTCCTGCACTATCAAGAACAGTTGGAGGAGGTTCTGGCACTACATCAGTTTTAAGGCCAGACGCAGATAGTTGGAGTTATACTCCACCTTCAGGCTTTAAAGGATTGACTTCAAAAGATATGACTATAAACGCAGGTATTGACCCTGCACAAACTGACGAAAACTATGGAATTAAAAACTGTAATGTAATTTCTTATACTGGAACAGGTTCTAGTAACGCAAGAAGTGGCTTGGGCTATAAACCTGACCTAGTCTGGATTAAAGATACAGGTGCTGCTCAAGACCATAAACTTACAGATAGTAGCAGAGGTGTAACTAAATCATTAGAAGCAAATACTAATGTAGCAGAAGCAACAGACAGTAATGGATTAACTGCTTTTGGAACTGATGGTTTTACTGTAGGTTCTGATGCTGTTTATAACAATAGCTCTGCTAATTTTGTTGCGTGGACTTGGAAATGCAATGGGGGGACTACTGCCACGAACACTTCAGGGGGTAGAGATTCAACCGTACAAGTAAATCAAGATAACGGATTTTCTATAGTACAGTATGCAGGTGGAAGTGCTACAACTATCGGACACGGCCTTGGAGTAAAGCCAGATTTAATTTTTATCAAAGCCTTATCAGGGACAAATGACTGGGCAATATACAGCTCTGTTATAGGAGCTACGAAGTATTTAAAATTAAATACAAACGTGCAGGCTTCTACTAGTTCGGATTGGTTTTCTGATACTGAGCCTACTACTACTGTGTTTTCAGTAGGTACTAACGCCAATGTTAATACTGGTGGGGTAAACTATGTTGCCTATTGTTGGGCGAACAAAGAAGGGTATTTTAGAACAAATTCCTATATTGGAGACCAAGATGCATTTGGAACTTTTGTGTATACTGGTATAAGACCTAGAATTTTAATGTTAAAGAGAACTGATGGTAATGAAGACTGGGGAATATATGATAGTACTCTAACACCTAACAACCAAATAGAGGGAGTTTTAAGGCAAGATGCTAATACATCACAAACTACTTCTGGTAGGTCAATTGATTTTTATGCTAGTGGCTTTAAGCTCAAAACGACTAATGGAACTTTTAACCTTGATGGAGGAGTTTATACCTATATGTGCTGGGGAGATTCCTTTAAATATAATAACACTTTTTAGGAGATAAAATATGTGGGCTACAATTAATGAAGATAACAGTATAAAAGAAATTATAAATTACCCTAGGGCTATAACTGTAGGACAGGTTAGACATCCTAAAGATATTTTTAAATCATGGTCTTGGACTGATTTAAATAACATAGGCATTTATGAAGTTGTAGATTCTTCTAACAGAGGTAATGATTTTTTTGAATACAGCACTACTAGTTATGCTTTTAATTCTAATACTAATAAAGTAGTAATGTCTTGTACTTTAACTGATAAACCTTTAGCAGATTTAAAAGCAAAGGCGATAGCACAAGCTAAGACTACAGCAAATAACTATATAAAAAGATTTAGTTGGCTTGTAGAGAGATTAGCCTACGATGGCAGTAAAACTATACCAAGTGCAGTTGGAACGTATGTAGGAGACATTAAAACAGACTGTACAGCTATTGAAACTGCAATAAATGGTGCAAGTAATAAAACAGAATTTAAAGCATTATACGAAGATAATAAAGATAGTGATGGTAATATTACAGAAGTTAATAGAATTAATAGGTGGACAGATGATACAGATGTTAAAACGTATATACGATAAAATTAAGAAAAGATTATTTGGTAAGCTGTGCGAATGCAAACCTAAGAAAAGGGGTAGACCCAGAAAGGATAAGTAATGGCTACAAACTCAGAAGCAAGACAAACATCTATAAGAGCAGTAACCTCTACAACAGCATTACATAACGAAGATTGGTTAGCTTTATTTGCTGAGAGGTCTATACCAGCAGGTACATTTAACGAAAGAATGTTAGGTTATATAAATGGTGAATTATCAACAACCTATACTGATATTAATGTAGCTCTTCAAGCATTTGCAGTAGACCAAGAGGATTTTAACTTTTCTAGTATGGGGACATTTACACCATGAGCCAACAATCACTAAAACAACAGAGTTGCAGAGATGCTTCAGATACAGAAGGTACATATAATGAAGATTGGATAAAAACCTTTGAAGAAGCTGGTATAACTACAGGTACATTTTCTGAGAGAATGTTACAGTATACAAGAGAGCAAGGTTCTGCTTGGGATAATGCACAATGGGATGTAAGTTCATGGGGTGAAGGTGCTTTTGTTAATGTTAATCAATCAATGGCACAATTAGGTAAACAAAATGGTACAACAGTTCCTGGTTCTCTATGGAGTAGCCTAGGTACATTTAGTGCCGATTAGGAGGTATTATGGCTATTGCAGCACTTATAGGACCAGCAACTAAACTTCTAGGTAAGTTTATACAAGACAAAGACAAGAAAGCAGAGTTAGCTCATAAACTAGCTACAATGGCAGATGAACACGCACAACAACTAGCTTTAGCACAAATCAAACTAAACACAGAAGAAGCAAAAGGTAACTGGTTTCAATCAAGTTGGAGACCTCTTATTGGTTGGATAGCTGGGTTTTCTTTAGCTATAAATTATCTTATTTCTCCTATATGTGCTGGTTTTGGTGTAAATATTCCTCAAGCTGACATGTCTGTGATGATGCCTTTATTATTAGGTATGTTAGGTATCGGAGGTCTGCGTAGCCTAGACAAAATTAAAAAGGTTGATTCTAAAAAATGAGAGTAGATAAAGGTAAATTAATAGATATGTTAATTCTACATGAAGGATTAGAGTTAAAACCATACCAATGCACAGCAAATAAAACAACAATCGGAGTGGGTAGAAACTTATCTGATGTAGGTATTACAGAAGAAGAATCTAAATATTTATTATTAAATGATTTACTTAGAATACAAAAAGAAATAGAACATTGGACATTTATGGAATCATTATCAGAGCCTAGACAAGCTGTGTTATTAGACATGGTATTTAATATGGGTATCAGTAGGTTCAATGCAAATACATGGGTTAAGACTTTTGCAGCAATACAAGATAATGATTGGGAAAAAGCAGCAAATGAAATGTTAGAATCCAAATGGGCAAAACAGGTAGGCCAAAGAGCTATACGATTATCACAAATGATGCGTAAAGGGGTATGGTATGTCGATTGACCCTATAATGGTGTGGAATATACTAATTAGTATAGTATTAGCACCATTTGCATGGGCATTTTCTAAAATGTTTTCAGAGGTAAAAAGATTACAAATACTTCTAAATAAAACTAGAGAAGATTTAGCTAAAGATTACGCAACAAAAAAAGAGCTTAACAATGAAACCAAAGAAATTAAAAATATGCTTTTAAGATTTGAAGCAAAATTAGATAGGTTCATTGAGAAGCATAATGGTTGAACCAGTAACAGCCGTATTAACTGGAATTGCATTAGTTACCAAAAGTGTAGATTTTATAAAAAAAAATATCAGTACTTGTCAGGATATTGGTGAATTAATAAGTCATGTAGATGATGCCTTAAATGGACAACAACAAGCAATTAAAGAACGTGAAAAAAAAGGAGCAGACCCTTTTGAAACTGATACTAAAAAAATTGCTCAAGAGGTAATATCGGTCAAATTAGCCCAAGAAAAGCTCTATGAAATGAAAATGCTTATAGACGCAAGATTTTCTCACGGAACGTGGGCGTTTATCTTAGAAGAACGCAAAAGACGTATTGATGCAAAAAAGAAAGCAATAAAAATAGCAAAAGCTAAAGCACAAAAGAAACAAGAAGAAATGGTAGATATGATTAGAAACATAGCTTTAGTTATAGGTGGTTTTATATTTATAGGTCTGTGTGTTTTTTTAGTATATATATTATTCACCACAAAAGGTTTAGCCCACCCAGTAGAAGATGAGAAAAGTTGTGTCTTATATCGACCAAAATATTTTCTGCTGTGCCTTAATGAAGGGAGAGAAAGAGCTGACAATCAACTATACCTAGATTACAAATTACAAAAAGATAACTGGATAATAGAAAAAGATTGATTACTAAATTAACATATATATACTTGTCAAACGGACTAGAGATTTTATTAATATAAAAAATGAAAGGTATAGTTACCTACAATTTTTAATAATAAAATAGATAATGATATTGTGGTATTTGGAATTTATCAACCTCTAGTTCGTACCATTTCCGCTAGTTTCCTACCTAATAAAATTATTTTACTAATAGTCTTGACTATAGGTTAAAATAATATAAGCTCTATATAAATAACAAATAAAGGAGCTTAATATGATTAATATAAACATAACTGAACTTGAAGAAAAAGTGATTACTACAATTGGTGATACAATAGATGGAATTGATGTTGATGCACCAGATACTACAGAAGAAGATTTGCAAGATATGGCAGTAGCTTCTGAGAGATGGAAATTTCTTGTTAGAGATACTAAAGTTTCCCCAAAGATACTTAGAGGAGTTGTAGCATCATTGACTAAAAAAGGTTTGATAGAAGTTGATGAAAGTAGTACAGACAGAAACCCTTGGGGAGAGAATTTTCAAGACCCTCTCATTCATTTCACCCCTAATGGAATATCATTTTGGTGGAACAATATTCACAATAAGGAGAGTGCATAATGAAAAAAGATATTAAGAAATTACAAAATGGGGTTGCCACGTTAGAGTGGCAGCCTAGCGGTGTACACAAAAATTGGAAAGTTACACTAGACTTAAAAACTAGTGATAAAATGGAAGTGT